TTATTTATTGTAATAATTAAAGCAATCCATCATTCCCAATCTGTACATTTTATAAAAAGTTTTTCTGAATATTTTTACTACAATCCTCTCTTTCCAATTTAGCTCTTTTATTATTTCATTTAATACTACATCTTCCATTACATATCCTCCTACATTTATTTCTAGAAGCTTCTGTAATATTGATATACTAATTCTTGTCCACTATGGTGGAAATTTTATAAACGCGGCTATTTCTTATACAAAAAAATAATACCTTTTATGGTATTATTTTGTATAATTCATCTACTTTTACATTTAATGCTTGTGCTATTCTTACAGCCATACTTAAACTAGGTTCTTTTTCGTTCTTTTCTATATAATTTAAATGTGAACTTGATATTCCAGTTATTTTTGATAACTGGAACAAACTGTAACCGTTTTTCTATTCGTATTTCTTTCAATAATATCTCTATCCTCAACCTTTTCCACCTCAAGTTTTAGTATGTTCATTTTTTCTTATAACATACATTTTGTCCACTATGGTGGAAAAGTTCCATTTTCTTATATGAAAATACTTCTTTTCATTTTTCTTATTAATTCTTTAAAACTGTATGCATCTTTATGACATGCTATTGTAAATGCACTAAACAAGCAATTATTATGAGCATATTCATCCCATTCTTCCCTTGTAATTTTCTTATTTTTTCTTACATATTCTTTTAATTCTTTTAAGCTTTTTTTATAATAATTGATCATAAAAACACCTCAATGTTAGCATCTACATTTTTAATATTTTTATGCAAAAGTAAAAGAAGCCTTTTAGACTTCTTTTGCTTTCTTTATTACTTTGCTAAATCTTTTCGTTCTTGACATTACTTTCATACTTTCTGCTGATAGTATTAAAAAGTATTTTAATAACTTTCTGTATTCTTTTTCACTTTTTATATTTAATACTTTAATCATTTGTAGAGATTGTGTATATGCTTCTTTCATATTCATCACCTCATATGTATTATAACATATTATGTTAATTTTGTGTGTCGAACGGTGTCGAAGTTTTTACTTAATTCAAAATTTTAAAATTTTTTTAATTTTCTATTGACATACGTATTAATACGTAGTATAATAATAGTGTCGAAAGACAATAATATATTCAATAGTAGCTTTTAATTATTGAAAAACTTAAGAAAAAGGAGTGATACATATGTATCCAAAAGAATTGGTAAAGCTACTAGAAAAAAATGGTTGGGTTAAGATTTCACAGTCTGGATCTCATCTAAAAATGAGGAAACGGAAACCAGACAGAAATAATTCCTATACATAATAGGGATATACCTAAAGGTTTAGTAGCAACCATTTTAAAGAGAACGGGACTAAAATAATGTCCCCTCTACTCTATTTTTTGAATATATTAATACTAAAGAGAATATAAATATAAGGAAGTGGTTTTTATGAATAATTATTTTTATCCGGCTATATTTACTTATGATGAAAATGATAAGTCTTATATGGTTGATTTCATTGACTTAAAAGGTTGTTCCACTTTTGGAAATTCTATTGACGAAGCATATATAATGGCTCAAGATGCTTTGGGATTATATTTATCTGATTTAGAAACTTTCCCTAAACCTACTATTCCATATAACCATATAAAATTAAAAAGTAATCAATTTATCTCAATAATTGAAATTGATTTATTAGAATATAGAAAGAAATATAGTAATATAGCTGTTAAAAAAACGTTATCAATTCCAACTTGGCTAAATACTATAGCAGAGAAAAATGATATAAATTTTTCTCAATTATTACAAAAGGCATTAAAAAAAGAATTAAATATTAATAATTAATTCTTGACATATTTAAAAAAATAAATTATTATAATTAAAAGAATATATTATTGTTTAAAAAATGAGATTAATAAAAGATAGGTATGAGAAATCTATCTTTTATTTTTTTAAAATTCAATCCTTCACAATCAATTTTAAGCCGTTTTATTTTTCAATTAATGTAATTATATGCCTTGATTTTAAGCCATAAAACGAAAAAAAGAGGTAAATTGAAATTAATCAACTTACCTCTTAATTTTTTATCTAACTCCGCCTGTCCATTTAGCAAATCCTATTTTGTAGTTTGAAGTTCCACTTACATTATATCTTACCATTGGTCTTCCATTAAATATTCCAAAACAATCACATTCTTCGTATGGGCTTAAACTTCCTATAACTTTTGTTAAGCTTGTATCTGCATATACAATTTCTTTTGTTGAACCGTTTTTATATCTTCTCACTGGTTCATCACTCCCTTCAACTTTTGGTACTACTACTGTAGTTGTAGCTTGTCCTATTTTATTTGCTACATCATTTTTAAATTGTATCCAAGCCTGTTCATTTCTTACATAGTATCTTGGACATTCTTTTCCTGTCACATCATAATGTCTTATAATTGCATCTATTCTTAAATTGTATCTCTTGCATATATCTGCACATAACTCTACTAAACTGTTATATGTATTGTCGTTGAATTTTCCATCCCAATCTGGGTGACAATCTTCTATTCCTATTGATTTTCTATTCATTGAATAACTACCACTATGGAAAGCTACTTCATTTTCTGGTATACATCTTATTATTTCACCGTTTAAACCGATTATATAGTGAGATGAAGCATATGTCTTATGTGATGTTGCTAAACTCTCAAAATAGTTTCTATTACCTAATGCAGAACTTCCTGCATTTCCAACCCAGTGAACTACAATTTTTTGTATAGTTCCTTGTTTCTCTCCACTTCTTGAATATGGATTTACTGTTAATAGTCTATCTTCTATATTCATCATTCATTTGCCTCCCCTCTTGTATCTTCTTCAGCTAATTCCATTGTTTCTACAATTTCTTCATCCATAATTATTCCTCCTTATTATTTATTGCTTTTTGCCCTAACAAATATGTTCCTATAACTCCTTGTACTACTGCAATAACTTGTACTATTTGTATTGCATATGGTATTGTTATTCCATCAACAGCATTTATTCCTGCTACTAAAGCACTTACTATTGCCAATATATTTGTTAAGTATTTTGCTATTTTTTTTACTTTTTCCATATTCCCACTTCCTTTTACATAAATTTACTTAATCCTAAGATAAACGCTATTGCTGTTAATATAATTCCAACAAAAAAAGAAACTACTTTGCTTTTTATTTGCTTTTTAGTTTCTTCATATTCTTTTGCTGGTTTTTCTTCAATTATTTTTAGGCGTTCATTCATTTTGTTTTGGTCTTCTCTCATTGCCTTCATTTCTGTTGCTATTTCTCGCACACTTAGCGTTAAATCATATATGTTTTCAACTTTATTTTCAATACTATCTAATCTTTTAGAATTTGATTTTGAACGTTGCTCATTTTCTACTAATCTTTCAACAACTTCTGTCTCTTGCATTTTCTTCCTCCTTTCGAGAAATTTACATTTTTAGTTTAATGGAATTGATAATATTCCAGTTAACCAATAAGCATTTCCATTAATAATACGAACAGTAACATTGCCATCAGCTACCTGTAAAAAGCCTTGTGATGTTTCTGTTCCAAAAACTGCTGCTCTTATAAAGTTCTTTTCTTTTAAAAGAGTTTTTAAATCATAACCTGTAATACTAGGTAACGTGCCTATGACTACTTCCCCGTCTGATGTAGTAAAATTTCCTGAAGATTTGCTTACTGAAATTCTAACAAATAATACTCCATTTTTTATTCTTGCTTGTATACCATTCCCATATTGAAATCCACTATTAGAAGAAAGTGTAATACCACTATTTAACGTCCCATTAATCCACCCAGAATCTTCGCTTTCCAACAAATATTGTTTTGTTTTATCATTTCTTATTTTTCCATCTATTCCAACTTCCAATCTTCCCATTAATGTTTCTGTTCCACTTTCTTCTACTTGCGTTGTTTCTAATGCAAGGCAACCGTTTGCTCCGACTCCCAACTTTGCACCATATGTTGTGTTTCCGATTTTCCTTCTTTTTTTAATACCATCAAATTCATTTAAATTGTTTATTGTAAGAGCTCCTGTCATTGTATCTCCTGTTTTATCAACTTTTTTCCCCATTGACCTTTTAAGTGTTAGCATTATACTCCCCCCTTACTACTAATGTTAAAATATCTCCTTTTTCTAACTGCAAATCTGTTGTTGTCTTTATTTTATTGCTTATACTATCTGCATCTCCTATTTCTCTATAATGTCCATCTGTTCCAGCATCATCACTACTTAATGCTAGTCTTTCGGTGTCTAAGTATACATCTAATACTTCTTGTCCAACTTGATAATAACAAGGTAATGTTACTTCTGCTCCTGCATTTATATTAGATGTTATTTTTAGTTGGTAAATGTGTGTAAGCAAATTTTCTTGCATTCTGTTTATATTATAAGATGTTAATGGTGTCTCTCCACTATATTCTGCCGGTACCACTTCATATTGCGTTCCCTCTATTTCTACATATGCATTCTTTACTTTTGTTGCTCCTTTAAACTCAATTATTTCCATTTCTTGCCTCCTTTTCAAGAGTTTCTATTCTTTTTATAAGTTTATCTATTTCCTTATCTTTTTGTTTATCTTTTTCCTGCAATTGTTCTATCATTTCTTGTTGTTCTTGGATTGCTTTAGTTGCTGTAGCAATTATTGGTAATTCGTTAATATAATACCTTTCCTCAATGTTGTCTTTTTGGGGACGTATAATTACAAAATTAGGGTCTAACATTTCCATCTCTTGTGCTATATAACCTATATCATAATGTTTTCCATCATCTTCTTTATCAAATTGTTTATGTTTAATCTTTTTTATTATTTCTAAAGCACTCTGAGAACATTTTTTTATATTTTTCTTTATTCTTCTATCTGATGAAATGTTATTAGCATATACATTTCCACTTACACTTAAATCTCCATAGATATTGGCAAGTACATTTGGAAATAGTATGAAATCTACCTTGTTACTTTCTGTACCAAAAAATATATTTCCTCCACACGCTGATAAATCTCCCTCATCTGTAACTAATACATATGAATTTCCTGTTCCAATTTTAAATGAATCTGATCCAGCTTGATTTTTATAAAATTGTATATTATCTAATATTCCCATTGATGCATTTGAAGTAGTAGTTGCAGGCATAATATAAAACAACATCGAATTTGTTTTCTCATCATTAAAAAATATACCAGGCATAGCATCTGCTTGTATTTTTACACCATTTGAAATTATTCCAGCATTTGATGAATCTAAAACCAAATCACATCCACTTAATACAAGTTGTCCTGTGCAACCTCCTGAATTTTTAGGTGGCATAGCAAAATCTTTTATGTATAAAATTGGCCAAAATTTTCCATCACTTGTTGTTACTACTCCCCAAGCCATACCATTTTTTATTTTGGTATTATACTCACTGTCTACTGAAAATGCAATATATTTGTTGTCGTCTTGCGTTTTTACTCCCATTTCTCCAAACTTTGTTCCACTCTCATGGAAGTGTTGTCCTGATTTATCTAATGACATTAGAACTTTTTTGTTATTATCTAATATTGCCAGACTTGCATTACCATTTAATATCATCATTTGAATAAATTCACTTATTTGGTTCCATGCAACCTTTACCGCTTCTGTATTTTGTTGAATATATGTTCCAACTTCTGTTTTACCTACTTTTTTATTTACTTCGCTTGTTATTTCTTCTGATTTTACATTTATTGCCGCATTCATTTCTGCTGTTGTTGAATAGCTTTCAAATTTTTGATTTACACTTAATTCAATACCTCGTGTTGATTGATTTATTGCACTATTCATTTCAACCTTTGTAGCAAATATATCATTAAAGTCATTTTTTATTATATATTCTGCATATATCTTATTTCCAACCATATCAATTAGGTATATATAATTTTCGCCTTCAAAAAGTTCTACTTGTATATTTAGTTTTTGCTTTATTGGAGTTTTTAGCGGTGTTAAAACATGATATTCTGATAATTGTAATCGTCTTATAACATATGCATTTTCCTTTTCTATTTCTATACTATCACTTATTTTTCCATTTGTTCTTAGTTCATCTGTATCAATTAAATATGTCTTTCTATCTGCTGAAGGATTAGTTCTACTTTGCTTGTCTATTATTATTTTATATATCATCTATAACACCTCCTGGTTAGGATATAAATTATCACTTGGAAACAATTCGTCGGAAGGAAACAAATTGCTTTCATACTTTTGATTTCCTTCAATTTTTAATATCAATACTTGTGCCTTGCTTGCATTTTCTAAGTGTATTTCTGTAATTCCTTCTACTTCTCTTTTATAATCTGTAACACTTGATACTTGATCTTTTATTGTATCTATGTCTTGCTCATGTTTTGTTATTTTTTCTTCATGTTCTGATGATTCCTGTACTAGTTGTGTTATTTTTCCATCAATTTGATTTATTTCACTTTGTACCCTTTTTATTTTGTTAGAGTTACTCTGTTTTGTCTGCATACTTTCTTGTTCTGTTTTGACCTGTATTTTGCTTTTTATACTTGCCTTAAATTTTCCCGCATAATTTATCTCTCCTTGATATAAAACTTTTTTATCATCAATTATTAGAATATCCCCAATATCATATGCTGGGTCTATTATTGTCTCCCCCTCAAATGCATATACTTCAAAACCTTTGATTTGATTATAAATATTCTCTACTTGTTCACTATCAACTATATACATATTGTTTTGGTCAATAAATGCTGTTGCTTGTGTTTCATCTCCAAATTTATAATTTCGTATTCCATCTTCATAAGAAACTCTACTTATCTTTAATTTATCTCCCCAAGTAAAGTCGCCAAACAAATTAATATCAAAATCAACACTATCTTCTCCAAAGGTTTTTATATATAATTTTCCATCTCTGCCTATTACAGCAAATCCTTCTGCTTGTTCTGCTATATAACCTATATATGTTCGGGCTGCTACTGTATTATCATATACTGCTATCTGCTTATCATCATTAAGAAAAGAAGTAGAACCTAGTTCTACTCCTATCTTAGTACATATATCTTGTAATACTTCTAGTATTGTTTTCGGATATATTAAATTACTTCCATCATATTTATTATCTTCAAATTTTTTCATATAATCTGTGGCTTTTATTTTAACCTTAAATTCGTCATCTTCTATTGATTGAATTGTAAACTTTCCAACAGGTATTATTTCATCTTCTAATCCACTTTCAACATATACCTCATTATAAGTCTCAGGTAAGTCCTTTTTATCTATCTCAAATTCAATATCTATTTCAGGAGTACAACCTAAGCAAAACTCATTGTTATTGAATAATTCTAATGTAGTCTTGAAATCTATAATATGATTTGGTTCAATCTTATTGTTATCAATATATATATTTAATTCATGTTGTGTTGAATCGCTTAATATTTTATCTTTGTAATTTTGAGTTGTATTATACATTCATAACCTCCTAAGAATTTGAGTTCTTCACAGCTGTTTTTTGTGCATCTGTTAATTCTTTTTGCATCAAATTAAAAGAGCACTTCCATCTTGTTTTGGAAGTACTCTTACTTAATTCTGTGTCTATCATTTCTACTTTTCTTTTTGAAACTCTAAATTTTACCCCCTCCAAAAATCCACCATTTATAACTGGTACTTTTATATCTAGTACCAATGGATTTTTATATGTTTTTTGCATGAGATTCTCTGCTTCTTCTTCTGAATTTAAATCCCATGCCATAGAAAGTTTTAACATTCCTACTGCTATGGGATTGTCTATCAATGCTCCTGTTTTTTTACTTGTATAACTATCGTTGTCTGTGTCTTCTATATCAGCACTGTATGATGAGGGGGTTGGTAAATTTTCTGTTTTCCCATGTTCTCTCCATAACATTTTAATCACCTACCGTTACTATTGTATTTTTACCAGTTCTTCTAGTTTTTGAGTTTATATAATCTATTGTATCGTCAAATATTTCTCTTCCTAAGTATTGTATTGTTACATGTAATGGCTGTCCATTACTATTGTTAAAGTCTGATAATACGTCTTCAAACGTATCTCTCATTATGTTTTGTGGTGTTACAATTTCTGGGTTAGCTTTAGCTCCAGAGTATTCCCCCGCCAATACTGTTGTTGCCTCTGTTAATACGCCACCTTTAGCTAATCTTGGTATTTGTGGAACTGATATGGTAGATATCCATCCAAATGGACTTAACCCCATGATATTTACGTTTTTTATTGCTCTTAAGGCTGCATTTAATCCATTAAATGGTATGGCTACTACTTTATTAATTCCATTTATTATTGCATTTACAATAGCTTTTAATCCATTAAGTATTCCTTCTTTTATTCCATCAAAAACACGTCCTCCAGAACTAAATACATTTTTTACTGCTTGCCATGCTTTTCCAAATATGTTTCCAAACCAATTGGCCACATTCCCAAATACATTGCAAATTCCTTGCCATACTCCCTTAAAGAAAGCCCCTACTGAACTAAAGGCATTCTTTATTCCTTGTACTGCACTATTAAATGTATCCGAAAACCATTTTCCTACATTACTAAATGCATTACATATGTCATTCCATCTATCTGCAAACCATTTTCCTATATTTTGAAAAGCTTTTGTTATTGCTTCCTTTGCTTCCGTGAACTTGTTACTTAGCCATTCCGAAATAGTTCCCCAATTTTTTATCACTTCTATCACAGCCATGACAATTGCAATTAGCGCTACAATGGCACCAACAATTAACATTATTGTTAATGTTACCGGTGACATCAACGCATTCCATACCATTTGCACTGTATTCCAAATTCCTACTGCAACGCTTATTAACTTTATAGCAATAGCAATCCCCGTCAATACTTCAATTACATTGGGATTCTCTGCTACCCATTTAAATACATCTACCAATCCACTTAAAACATCCAAAGCAACTGTGCCTATGCTTTCTCCTATACTGAATAACGCATCAATTAATGGTTGCCAGTTTATCTCAGATATTTTTTCTGATATCACTTTGAATTTCTCCGAACAATCATTTAACCAATTTTGAAATCCTTCACTTTGCACTACATTGTTTATTGCTGTTAATAGATTATTAAATGCATTTGCTAAATTCTGTACTATTGCATCTCCATTACCGTTATAATTCCATGCATTTGCAAATGCCTCTGCTATATTGCCTATAATTGCTAAAATTAATTCTAATGATTTGTATACAGTTCCATTCGTAATTATTTTTTCAAAACTCCCCCATACAGCTGATATTAAACTTGTTACCTGTCCCACTGTTGTCTTTATTTGTTCTACCAAAGTAGATCCGTATTTATTCCAACTATCGACAAGTGGTCTAAAAAAGTCAAATAATTTTTGAGCAAATGGAGACATTTGATTATCTATTCCAGATAAGTCAAAACTAGGTGATGTACTTCCACTGCTTCCGCTGCTAGAATTATCATTAGATTGCACATTGTTAATTTCGTCATGTATTCCTGCTAACTGTTTTGTTTCATTTTTTGCTTTTTTCGCACTCCCTGCCATACTTGTATATGAACTTGCACTTGCTTTTGCAAATATATTTACTCTAAATAATGCATAAACAACAGATTGTATAGCTTTCATTAGTTGATATATCAGTCCTGTTACATACTGTATTACAGGTGCAAAAGCTGAGCCCATTGCATATTTCATATAATCAATATTAGCTGATAATTGCTTTGCTCCTGCATTTTGGCTAGATAACCAACTTTGAGCACAACCACTTAATGTGCTATAAATACTTTGTAATGAAAAAAGTGCACCAGCATATTTTAAAATATGTCCAAGCCCATTTTTTAAGCCTCCACCCATATTTCTTATATGTCCTGTCACACTTTGAGTTATCTTTGATAAATTTTGACCAATACTTGGCATTTTACTAAAAGTATTTTTTGCACCATTCAAACTAGGCTTTACTTGTTCTATTTTTTGCTTAAAAGCTCCAAAAAAACTACTCAATTTATTTTGAGTAGTTGAAGTTTTAGAGATCTGTTGTCCTAATTCTGCCATTTTAGATTTTGCACTATTTAATAATGCATTATATTTTTCAATTTCACTATTTAATTTATCGCTTTGCTTTACTAAACTTTGATAACTTGCATTATTGTCTAATTTTTTATATGTTTCTGCTTTTATTTGTTTATTTCCAGCCTCTGGCATTTCTTTAATTACAGACTGATTTGTGTCGTTTCTTATCTTATCCAAAGCATTGTTTGTAACATCTAGCTTTAACTGTCGACCAGTTATTTTCTTTTGTAGACTATCGATTTCTTTTTCAATTTGTGTTATTTGTTTTTGTGCATCTTTGTTATTAACTTTAATTGCTATTTTGTTGTTTTCAGAACTCTTTTTTAAGTCCTGCATCTTCTTTTTCATAAAGTTAACTGCTTGATGTAATTTGCTTGTCATTGTCTTTGTGTCTACTTTTGAAAAAGCCTCTTGAACTTGTTTCATTTTTTCTTTTATTGCAGGTAACATTTTTTCAAATTCTTTTAATGCTTCTTCTACTTTTGCAGTTACTACTATCTCTATTTCCTCTACTGTAATAAGTCATTCCTCCTTTCATATTTTCCAAATAAAAAACACCTACCTAAGTAAGTGTTTTATTTTATTTTATCCAATAATTCTTTTTTCTTCATTGCAAATTCATAATCTGTCAGGATTCCATCTTTGTACAATTTAGATAACCTTTCAATTTGAATACTTGCATTCTCTTCTGTTATATATTTATGTTCTACTTTTGTTATAGTTCCTGTCTCTATATACTTTTCATTATTCTGAGATATAATAATTTTTAATGTTGATATTATATTTTGTGCATTATTCATATATTCTTTATATTTTTTACTATCTTTCAAAATACTTCTTTTACCATATTTACAATTAAATATAATTCTTGGATTGTTTATATCTGTTGTCGTTATATTTAATGAAAGTGTTGTACATAAATTTGTTTGGAACGTTGTATAATTCGTTTTCATCTTTTTTGAACCTTTAATTTTACTATTTCCAACAGTATTTGATATTGAAGTTCCGCCTTCTATTAATTCACAGTCCAAAATTTGAGAAAATCCATATACTGTATCTAAGATTTTTAATTTATGTTCTTCTTCATTAATATAAAAATTGTCACATAATTTTTTAAATCCCTGTTGAATCAAATTTCTTTCTTTTTGCAATTTTAATTCTTTTCGTTTTTTCTCTCTTTTTACTGCTTTTACAAGTACATATATCAATAGTGCTAGAATAAGTTCCAATACTAATATAGACGGAGCTACTGCTATGCAAGCTATTTCAAAAATTATTATTGGTATTGATATAATTACCATTAAAACAATAAACCACCATCTTTTATATATAGCTTTTGTTGTCTCTTTAGAATGTACTTCCATTTTTACTTCTCCTTTAATACATTGATGCTTCTACAATTTTAAAAGTTGCATTTTGCATTGCGTTTAATTTGTCTGATGATACATATGTAAATATATCAAAACTTTGACTTTGTCCTGCTGCTAAGTCATTTGCATAAACATAATCTTCATTGATTCTTGCTCCTGATTCATCTACTGCTTCTATATGTAAGTTAAAAGATTTTGTTTCTGAAGTTTTGTTTGTTACTTTAACTGTCAACTTTGTATCCTTTGTTCCATAACTTCCATTAGTCACTTCAAAATTTCCTAGTTGTGCATCTACATCATTAGCTAAAACTTCTTCTGTACTGCTTCCTGTTGCCTTATCTAAATTAGCACTAACTTCATTTAAGCTATCTGATAAAGCTTTTTGAGAATTAATTGTAATTACCATTGCTAGTACGCACAAAATAACACCTGCAATAGCTTGTCCTTTGCTGGCTTTTTTAATTAATGATACTATTGCTAAAATTCCTCCTATTAACCCTAAAACAAATGATACATTATTTACTATTGGAATAAATGAAGTACACACTCCTATAATTCCTAATACTAAACCAGCAGTTCCAAATCCACTCTTTTTCCTCTCTTCCATAATAAATTTCCTCCTTTTATTTTATTATAAATAAAAGTATATCACTTTTAGTTGGATTTTTAAGTCGAATTTTGTCGAAAAGTATAATTTTTTTAATTTTTTTCTGTTTTCATTATTCTTCTCATTCTTCTTATAATTTCTTCTGGAGATTGTACCTGTTGTTCCTCTTCCTTAAATAGTTCTTTATAATTATCTCTAATTGGTACTATTTTAGGGTTTCTGCTCATACTATCTGCTCTTATAAGTTTATTAGTAACCGCTTCTTGCAAATTAATTTCACTTTTTAATTCATCAATTATTTTTACAAGATGTATTTGACAATATGTATTTATTTCTGAGTATCTGCTATTCCAAAACTCATGTGGTTTTATATCAAAGTAATACGCTAGAGATTCTATTGAATATATTAACTCAACTAAATTATGAGCTGTTTTTATTTTTTCTATTATATCATTTAAGCCTCGTAACCTTGAAATCCTTGTTCTTGAAGTTGTTTCTCTGCTATTTTGCTCATTGCACTTTCTGCTGACTTTTGAACTAAATCGTTCATATTCATTGTTGATAAAGGATTTGAGGTCATTTCTTTTAATTCTTTCTTGCTCATTTTCTTTTTGAAAAAACCCTCATCATTCAATGCCTCTGCAATCTTTTCATATAAATCATTCGCAGTTATTCCTTCTAGTCTACAATCATCCATAAAGTCATATACTTCATTTGATGTCATAAATGTACCTTTGCCATCCTCGTTTTCTGCCAATTTAAATATTATTTTTGACAAAGCTTCTCTATCACATATTGAATATGCTCTTGTGAAGGCTTCTTCAAAATTTTTATTTTTTAGTAGATTAGCTATGTCTACTATTTTTCGTGTTTTTAGTACTAAATTAATTGTTTTATTTTTTGTTTCTATAATCATTTTATTTTCTCTCCTTTGCAAAAGAGAGAAGGCTTATTCTGCCTTCTCATTATTTTCTTCTATTGTGCTAGCAACTTTTCTTGTTCTACTCCTAGCACTTAATGTAGAACTAAGTTGTGGGAAAGCCTTTACTTTCTTGTATTTCTGAGCTTCTATAAATTGTTAATTTTGATTTTAACATATCATCTATAGCAATTTCACTCATTCCAACATAACATGTTCCAGTAAAGTACCATGTTAATGGTTTTCCTGCCTCTGAAGCTGTGCTTTCTGGTAATTGGATTGCCCAATAGCCATTTGTTTTTGCAGTTTGTAGTGCTTTTAATTCATCATATTGGTCTTCTTTAAATAATATTTCTATTTCTAGATTTTCTGCTTTCTGTCTTCCTTCTGCCATTCTTTCATCCGGAATATCTAAAGCACTATAAGTCACTCCTTCTGGTGCTTTTAAAAATTCTGGTATACTTTGTACAAAAGCTATTTGTTTTCTTTTAGCCTGTGTTTTTAAGTCTTCTAATGTATCTGCATGAAACAATTTTGTCATTGTACTTGTTTTTGGGTCCATTTAAAATTCCTCCTATTATCTTATAAAATTAAAAGAGGCCGTTATTGAATTATAACGAACCTCAAATGTTATTGTTATACCGTATTTTTGCAATATAGGATCATACATTGCAGGGCTGGTATTTGTCCTTATAAAATTATATTCTTGAAGTTTTGTATCAACTTCATCTGTCATTTGCATGGCTTGACGTTGCTTTTCATTCCAACAAGTTATTGATATTTGGAATGTTGATTGAATTGGAAATGCATTTTCCGTTTTATTCACAGATTTTAAAGGTGTATGTAATTCTAGGCAAGGAAATTTACTTGTTGTTGTAGGATTTGTTAATATTTGCTTATATTTCAATGATTCTAGTTTTTCATATACTAAATCACTAAACTCTAATTCACTTAAATCTTTCATTTACATACCTCCTTTAACATCTCATCTAATTTTTTCTTAACTATTTCTGCATTTTCGTTTCTACTTTTAAATTCAGAATCACTTAAAAAGTGATTTGCTTTTGAGCCTACTGCAACATAGAATTGTTCTCCTTTTATGGTTACAATTGGATAACTTAATGACCTACCGACTTTATTCACAGGTATATACCATTCTGTATAGCCTGATTCGATAAAGTGTTTTGTTTTTCCTATGTGTTCTTGCTCCGCATATTGTCCGAGTTCCAAAATACTCAAACCATAAATATGATTGTCCATTTTCAGTCATAAATTTAGAAGGGTCAGCATATACACGACCGTTTCACTTCTTTAGTAGACATATCAATCATTTCTGCTAATATACCTTCTTCCTTATGTCCGTTTTTCCAATTTTATAGCATAACCTCTAATGTTTTTTAATACATCTTCAGTTGCCATCTTTGCAGTTTGCGGTAATTTTTTAATTATAGCATCTATATTTTTAAAATTATGTTTTACTTTTATATTGCAATTGAAATTTATCATTGTATTTTCTCCATTCTATATACATAAGTACTTCCTATTTTATTTTTGTCCAGTACTCTATACTCCGGAATAAACTTCTCTAATTTTGAGATATCTTCAAATGATATTCCATTACCTTTTTGTATATCATAATTTCTAGTCGTACGACCTTTATATGTACTATAATCCACTTCACCTGTGGACTTTCTATCTAACTCGTTGACATCTTGTTGCATATTTAACCAAGCCTGTACTTTATATTTCCATGCTTTATCACTCTCGCCGTGGTCTTCTATCTCTTCATATTCTGATATATATACTTTTGTTAAATCTCGTAATAACACTATTTAATCCTCCTTAATCCAGATTTAATAATATCATTTCTTAATTTATCTATAATGTCTTCAAATGATGTTGAAATAGAACCTTCATTTCGACCTGTTAAGCCTTCTGCTCCCCTTGAAAGATATATTGCTTTTGTTGCTTTCTTTATATATGGAAATAATTTTTCATCATTTTTTTGTCTATTAGAAATATCAGAGGCAATAGAAGTTACTTCCTCTAATATTTCACTTAGAACTTCTTTGTCGTCTTTATAATTAGCTCCTAAATCTGCTATTATTTTATCTATATTACTGGTTTCTGCCACTTCTATTACCTCCTAATTCTAAGCCATTGAAGCAATTGTTGCTATTCCTGCTTTTTTAGCCTTATTTGCTGAATCAACTTCAACAATTACTATTTTTTGTCCAGATGTTGCTGTGATTTCGTCTGTTCCATTCCAAGCTGTGTATCCAGATGTGCAAACTGCATCATATCCTGGTATTGTTGGATTAGCTGCTGTTTTATATTTATAACTGTTTCCTGTAGATAGTGATGGTGTAACAGTTATTTTTGTTTTTCCTGTTGTTGTTCCTGCTTCTGATTCTACAGTTAATTCTGTAAGTTTAGCATCTGTTACATAGAATATAGTATCTTCCATTAATGCTTTTGTTCCTTTATATAAGAAATCTTCTAATGCTACAGCATCATCGAATGGTACTTTTTCTGCTCCATATTCTGATACATAGAATGGTTGAGCTATAGCTCCATCCATCATTACAACAGCTTTTACACCTTCTGGTAATCTTGTTGCTTCATAAACTCTAACAGAATCATACATACCAATTGCTTGTTCCTTTGGATCTGTTCCGTTTGGTAAATCGTCAAGAATTTTTTTCATTCCTTTTCTGTATTCGCTATCAACAACAATTACTAATAAATCTGATTCTATTCCATCAATAAAATCATTTCTTAATGTTCTTGCTTTTTGTAACAAAGTATCAATTGTATCTTGAATATTGTCTTTTGCTTGTACTTCTGTTCCTTCTAATACTTTGGCAAAAAATTCTCTATCTAAGTATCTTATAATAGCTGATTGATGATTTACTTTTCTTTTTTCAGCCATACCATCAATACCATAAAGTTTTACGTCTTTCCCTTGTAGTTCTTCTACAATTTCTTTATCAGTATCTATAACAACTTTTACTGGTTTAGCTTTTACTTTATCTCCTTTACCAGCTGCTCTTGCAGTACCTTTGTCTTTTAATTCTGCATTTACAAATCTTTTGTATTCAATTACTCCACCTTCTGGATTTCCTGAACCATTTTTTGCTTTGATTTGTTCTGATATTGCTCTTGATGCAACATTTTCTAGAACTCCACTTAATACTTGTTTTAAATTATCTTTTGTTTTACCATCTTGTAGCATTATGTTTAATGCTTCTTGTGTAATTTCTCCCATTTTTTATTCCTCCTATTTTTTAATAACTTGATCTAGCTATTGATTTGCTTTTTGTATTATCAATACCTGTTTTTTGTATTGGAGTATCTTCTTTTAATCTTTCATTTACAGCTTTTTCAACAGCTTTATTAAAAGCATTTGAAACTTCTTCTATTTTTGAATTAATTTCTTCTGCCTTAACTGTTTCAAAATTAAAGAAAGTCAATAAAGATATATCCAATCCTTTTTCACTTGCTATTTTTGTTGCTTGTTCTTTTAATTTATAAGCATTTAATTCTGCAAGTGCTTTTTCTTTGTCTGTTCTTTCTTTTTGTGCTTGATATTCAAGTTTTTGTTCTTTGTTCATTTTTGCTAACTTTTCAGCTTCACTTTTTTCACTGTTCATCATTTCTTCCCAGTTTGTTTTTGCTGTGTTTATAGCTTTTTGAACTCTTTTGTCAAATTCTGCTTGATTCTTTCCATCTTTCAGAAAATCATCAAATGTAACAGGATTGTTGTTTGCTCCTGTATTGTTTTGGTTATTTGCTCCCACTGATTCATTATTTGCCCCAGTATTAGCATTATTTGGATTATTATCTTGTCCTTCCATTCTTTACTCCTTTTGCCCCAGCCATTGCTAAAAGCCCCAGCCATTGCGAATTTGTATTCTGTTGTTCTTTATAGCCTGCAATCAGTAAAAAGGCATAAAAAATAGACGTACGTCTACGTCTAAAATTTATAATTATAAAATGTTAATAACTTATTTATTTTTTTCTTTAATATTAAGATATATTGCATATCCTATTATTCCTGTTAATTCTGTTAATATTGTGGCTATTACTCCACACCAAAATGGATTTATATACATATTTTATCCTCCTTTAATTTTATTTAAATCATATTATTAAACAATGAGCCGAATAAATCGTTCTTTGAAATCTTTATTTGTGATTCAATTGTGTTTCTCTCTTCTAATGACATATTATTAATTATTTCTTTAGCTACGATATCTAATGATTTTTCTACTGCCTCATTAAATTCTTCTTCAGTAAACCATCCTTTTTGTATCATTACTCTTGCTAATATATTTAAAATTGCACTTATTTGAAGATTTGCTCTAATAGCTTTATTTGTCTTTAAGTATTCAATAATTTCTTTATCTGACATTTACTATCCCTCCATAATAAAAGCACCTACTTTTTAAAGTAAGTGCTAAAATTTGATTCTCATCATTTCATTGTAATATTTTTCCCATTCTTCATATTCTTCTATGATTTTCTTTGGTGTATTTTCTTTCCATTTCCATGGTTTTTCTTCTCCTAGTGTATCTATTTGCCAATCCGTCCAAGGGTGTTCCATAGGCATCATATTAAATCATCCCTTTCATAACTTCTATTATGTTTTTGCTTAATAATGAAGCATTTTCTTTATTAGCATAATAATCTGCAAATGCTTCTGCAATAATTTCTTGTCCTCTTTCTTTATATGCATATCCTGAAATATTCCTTATTAGCAAATCTTTTTCTTTTATATCATTTACACCTATTTTATTCAAGGCTTTATTTAATATTTTATTTACTGTTATATTATTTTCGCTATCAAAAACTATTGCATTATTATTGTTATGATTTAATTTTTTTATTATTTCTGTTACTGCTATATGTCCTGTTTCATGTATTGACATATCTTTATAAGTTGTGTTGTTAGGATGAAAATGCTTCTTAACATCCATTTCATATAATTGTTTTGGAACTTTACCATTATAAAATTTATTTTTATTTATATACATTACATATGTTCCATCTTTTTGTAATTCTACTGCTAGTCCACCATTTGGATGGTCTATTTCTTTTATTTCTTTAATCTTTCCTCTTATATTTGGAAAATCATTATATACTCTACTCATATTGTTTAATAATTCTTTTAAAACTTCTTTATCTATATGCCTTGTATTCATTTTTTTAATATTGTATTTTTCTTTTATATCTTTTTCAAATTTTGTATCAAATATATTAAATTGTTTTTCTGTTTCTAACTCAATATGCTCATTATTAGAATTATACACAATTGTACTTCTACAATAGTGAAAGTGATGTTGTATTGGTGGGAGATTTAAGCCTAGTACTAATCCATTGCATCTAATTCTTTGTACTGTTAATTCTTTTTGTGTCTCACCATAATATCTATCAAATACATTTTCTTTGTTAATATAAAACTCTTGATTATTTAAACTATCACACATTAAAGTTGTTTTATCATCTTCTACTGCAATAAATCTAACTTTTGAATTATCTTCTGTTACTTCTTTTATTCCTTCTGCTTTTGCTAGATTATTTAAGCCAATCATTTGTAAATCTGCTGCACCTGATATTTTGCCATTATTTATATTAAGTTTTTGATTGTTTTGCCTATTTATTATTATTTGAAACTCATTAGAATCAATTTCTAGGCTTTTTTGTTGTTGTATATTTAAAATTAATTGTTTATATATTTGTTGTGCATTATATTGTATTGTTGCTTCAATATACTGTTTCCAATTAAAGCCACTATAATTTGGTTGGTCTAATAATGCAAGAAATAAAGCCATCGTTAATATTGATGGCTTTTTCTTTTTGTTTACCTCTTGTTGACCCTGTTCGTAATAATAATTGGCATCTTCATACATTATTTGTGTTTCTTGCTCTGCAAGTTTGTTTTGCTCTTCTACATATGAACTGTAAATAAGTAACTCTAGTATTTCACTATTCTTTACTCTTGTTCTCTTATAAATATTGTTTGCTAATACAGTAAAATAGCTATTATTCTTTAATAAGCCTTGTTCTTTCCATTGTTCTATATATGTATTTATTCTTTTTTTAGTTTTATTATCAGCAATATTATAGATGTTTTCGGTTGTAAAATTAAATATATCAAAGATTTCTTGAAGTCTGTTCTGTGTTTGTTTTGATGTTTTATTATATAGTTGTTTTAACTGTCTCATATAATTATCATGTACTTTCCACATATAAAACACCTCTATTCTTTATTGATTTGCTTATTACCAACTTTTGTTTGCTCTTTCTTGTTATCTGCTGTTAGTTTTTGTGCTTTTTGTTGATCCGCCAAATCAGTTACTTTATTATCTTGATTGTTTTCTTTATTGTCTTGATTTTTTCCTGCTTGTCCTATCATTTGCATTTGTTGTAAATTCTTTTGAATATTCTCTTCATTTTGTTTATCCATTTCTGCAAGTTCTGATTCTGCATCTAATCCAAATGGTAAATGACTTATAATTGATTTATCACTTACCAATCCTCTTAATTTTAACCAAGCAGTTGTAAGACTTTCAGTATCTGTAGGTAAATTACGTATTAATATAACATCTATATCTCTAAAATCATATTCTTTACCTTTCTTTAGATTTATTCTTGCTGTTATCATCTCCCACATTCTTAAGTATTCTTTTCTAAATAAATGATGTGCTTGTTGTAACACTTGTTCTAAAGGAAAAAACTTTTTTTCTAAGGCTGCTGCATTGTCTGCATTTGTAAAACCTTGATCTGTTACATTTGGCACTCCAGAAATCATAAGTGCCATATCTAAGCATGTTTTTTTATGATTTTCTGATGCAGTATCATTTATATCCTTTATTATCCAATCTATGTCTCCATCCTTATCTGGAGTATAAAATACTTTTGCATTTAAAACAGCCTCATCTTCTTGTACTCTTGCAGGATTTTTTGTCATTATTATATTTCCATTCTTATCTTTTTGTTCTTCTCCTTTGTCATTTACTAATGGTATTAAGGGGTCGTTTGTTGGAGAAAATCCTGTTACTTTTAATTTTGCATTATCGTTATAATCAAAAATATTAGCATTATTCTCTATTACTTTTTCATTTTTGTTTATTAAAGTTACAACATTTTCAAAAAATGACATTCCATAAGGGTTTTCTACTGCAAAACAAGGCAAATCAGTCCATCTTACTGGTTTGTCGCTACCGTCTACCTCTTCAAACTTATATTCAGAACTCTCGGTAATAGTCTTTTTTTCTATTCCATCAACAAATTGCTTTTTATAGTCTTTTGTTATTATTTCTAAATGTGTTTCAATTCCACCTGTTGTTGTATTTTCGTACCAGCACCTTAATAATCCTACTTTTGTGCTTGGTACATCATAGTTCCATATAGCTACTGTATTCAAGCTTGAAACATTGGCATATACTTCTTCGTTACTCTTATTTTCATACACCAATCCATAACATGCTCCAGTTGTAATATAATCAAGTACACAGTCATAAAAAAAGCTACCATTGTCATTATATTTTGCAATATAATCAATAATAGCTTGATAGTCTTCTGGATCATTCTTCTCTCCAAAAATCCTTTTAAATATTCTATTTAAAATTCCTTTTTGAGTTTCATTTATGTTCTTAACTTTAAATTGAGGCTCTTTTCCTCCAAAATATCCACTTGCAATAATACTTATATAATATTCAAGCGCAACAACAACATCCTTTTTATCATATTTTCTTGTAAATCTATCTTGCAAATATTTTCTATGCATAAATATTGGCAATGCTTTTCCCCATAACACACTTATATTTTGATTTATATTTGCTTCATTTAAAAACTCATCTTTATATTGTATTTTTTCTACAAAACTCATTATTTTTCTCCTTTACATTATATTGTTATAACCAAATTGTAATTTCTTTTGATTTATATATTTTTCCACTGCATATCTCATTGCATCCATCAAATGATTAAAATCATCTATTGGTCTATTTATTTTGTTTCCAAACTTGTCTTCATCCCAAGTATAATTGCTTATTTCTGTTATGAAATTTACACATTTAGGATGTATTATTATTTCAAAATCTTGTATAAATTGAATACCATTGTTTATACTGTCTTTTCCCTTTAACGCTCCTGTAATATGTCTTAAACCTAATCCCCTTAATTCATCTATTGACTTTGGTTCTGCACTATCTGCTGTTATTTTTTCTTTTGAATAACCCATCTGATTTATTTTGTCATATATTACTTTGTTACTCATTCCTTTTTGATATATTTCATCATATACATAAATCTTTTTGTTTTTTAAATCTATTGCACCACAAAATAGTGCTGTTGGGTCGTTTGTATAACCAAAGTCTAATCCCAAAGCACTATCTAAGTTTCTTATTGTATTTAATTCAAATTTTTCTTCTTTCCAATTTTCATATACTAATCCATCAACTATACCCCAGTTACCTAATCCTGCAACTTGATATCTTCTAGGATTATTTTTCTTCATTCTTTCAAATACTTTTTTATCTGCTTCATCTAGCCACTCGTTACAAAGATAATTTGTTGTCATTGCTAATATATCATCATCTTTAACATCAAAAAATCTTTTCTTAATCCAATGATGTTCATTCCAAGGATTTAATGTTATTGTTATTTGTTTAAATAATCCTTCTGGTACTTCTCCGTCTTATACTTTCATCTATTACATCAAAATCAGATTCTTTTGTTATTTCGTATGCTTCTTCAATCCATAACCAACATAAAACACCAATATCTACTGATATTGATGTTACTTTTAATGGGTCATCTAAACCTCTAAAATATATTTTCTGTCCTGTTGGCTTATACGTCATTTCTAATGGACTTTCTTTTATCTCCCAAAAACTATCTACTTGTAATCTATGTATTGCCCACTTTAATTCTGTAAAACAACTATCTTTTAATGTTCTAAATGTTTTTCTAATTACAAGCGTATTAGCTTCTTTATATTTCATCATGTTGCTTATTATCCATAATGCTGTTGTCTTTGATTTTTTACTTGCTCTTGAGCCTTTACACACCCTATATCTACATTTGCAATGCCAATATTCTGCATAACCTTTTCCAACTATACTTTGTAATGATATGTTATTTACTTGTTGCTGTGTATTTTTATTTATTATTTTATTTTGTAATATCATCTGTTATCACCACTGGTATATTTCCAGCAACTTCAACTTTTTCTTTAAATGTACCATATCTTTTTCCAAGTAGTTCTGCACATCTTGTTCTATCTTGTAATGAAGCATCTAATCCAAATTGGTCTTTTTCTTCTCCTCGCATTACTTTTGTTAAGTATTGTAATACTTCTTCTTGTGAGGCAATTCTATTATTTTCTAATTGTTGTAATCGTTCTTGAATGAAATAGTTAAGTTTGGTTAAGTTTTCTGCACCTATATTCTTTGCTGTCTTAGAACTATACCCTGCTCTCTTTGCACTTTCTGTTGCATTCGCAGTTTCTATATAATAATCTATAAATCTTTTTTGCTTTTCTGTTAATTTATTATAATCTTTTTCATCTTCCATCTGCCTCACTTCCTTTTCTGTGTTCTTTTATTAAGTATTTCATTACATCTATTTTGTTATAACATTCTTCTTTTTGCTTATATCTATCTTGTAATTCAAATTCATCTGTTTCTTCATTGTATATTTCTACTTGTTCTCTTTTTAATATTTGGTATTTAGTGCAATATTTATAATTCTTTTCACTATAAAATTGAAAACTATTTATTTTATATATCTGTCCTTTTGTAGATAAGGCATATAATAATTTGTTTATGTTTTTATTTATGTTCATTTAATTAAGCACCTCTCTTTAATCCTATAAGGACAAAATACTTTACCTTCTCGTAAATTTGTAATTTCTAAAAAAGAACAGTTTTTACACTGTTCTGGTAATTCGCTCTTTATTTGTTTTATTTTATCATTATCTGCATACTTTTGCTCTTCATCTATCATATCTAGCACTTCCTCACAACTGTCAAATTTACATACTTTACACTTTTTATTCCCGTTTGGGCATATTTTATTATCTATTAAACATTGAATCATACTCTATTCCTCTTCTGTACATGTTAATTTGCCATCTATTCTTCTTACTATTTTACATTCTATGTTCTTTGTGCATGTGCTACAGTTTTCTTTTTTATACTTTTCTATTCTTTCTTGATTAGTCATATGTACTTCTCCTTTTTTATATTTCGACA